TGGACGCGCTCTCGGTTGCCGATATGAACGAATGGCTGCAAGTGAGAGACGGCATGGACAAAGCGAGAAAGACGTTGGTGAAATAATATGCAAATAGCGAGTCTTTTCGCAAGTATTGGCGCGGACACTTCTGGGCTTCAAAAGGGGTTGAAAGACTCCGAAAACGCTATCAAGAAGACCGCAAAAAGCGTGGAAAAAAGCGGCGAAAGTTTCAACTTTGCTGCGATGGCAACTGGGTTCAACCAGGCTCTCGAAATTGTTGGTAAGGTAACTCGCGGCGTACAACAAGCATACGCAGCGATAGCAGAGGGCGCACAGCTCGAATATGCCGCAGAAAAGTTCGACAGGTTGAGCCAGTCAATTGGAACAACGTCTGAATTGCTTTTGGACGATTTGAAAAGCGCGACCAGAGGAATGATGTCAGACGCTCAATTAATGGGTTCTGCCGGCGATCTGATGGCTCTCGGCTTAGTAAAAACCCACGATGAAGCGGTGCGCTTGACCAACGTTGCCGGCGCGTTGGGCATGAACATGAACCAGCTCGTACTGACATTGACTAACCAAACCACGATGCGGTTTGACAGCTTGGGCGTAAGCGTTGACGGGTTCACGGAAAAAGTAAAAGCGTTAGAAGATGCTGGAATGAGCGCGAACGACGCGTTCAAAGAAGCATTCCTGCAACAAGCCGAAGAACAGATAGAGAAAGTTGGTAATATCGCTGACACATCCGCAGGGCAATTAATGGCGTTGAATGCTGAAGCAGAAAACCTTCGCGACACGTTCCTTCAATTGTTCGCCAGCTCTGATTTTGTCAAATCCGCAATGGGCTTACTCAAGCACGAACTGACCGATCTGAAAGTAGTCCAAGCAAAAGGTCAATTCAACGACTTGAGAGATACGCTTTATGACTTAGGGTTAACAAGCAAACAACTCTCAAAATTTTCAGGTTTCAAAACACGGTGGTATGGATCAAGTCTTGAGGAAGATATGAGATTCCTTGATGACGCCGCCGTGTCAATGGAAAACTTTGGCAAACTGCTAGACTGGCACACTCGCCTACAAAAGGATTTTGGTTATTCGGCAGAGGGCGCATCAGTAAAACTAAAACAGATGATAGACACCTTCGGAGTTGGCATATTGGAAGATGGTGGGCAGTCGTGGGCGGATGTTCACGACCGCGTATGGGACACAACACAAACCGCAACAGCAGGAATGATTTCTATGCGCGAAGCCGCTATTGCAAACCAGGAGCGCTTGAGCCAATGGCGGGAAGAGTTGCATCGGACAGCTGAAGCATTGCGCACTGATCTCGCCGATGCTTATATTCAAGTTTCTATAGCCGAACAAGGTTGGCGTGAGGGAGTTTCCGGTGATCTGAAAGGCAGACTTGATGAAGAGTTTGAGAGACATAAGATAAGCCTCGACAAATACAAGGCATCGCTTGATATTCTCGACAGAACGTATGGCACAAACTACGTCATGCAATTCGAGATGGGATTGGCAATGGATGACTTATTCAGAACATTGCTCGAAAATCCAGAGGATTTTGCCGATGCAGCGGGCGCATTTGAAGATTACTTTATGCCGTTAGACGCGGCGGTTCAGGCATCAATGGAGCTGGTTGATGACCTGCAGGCGCGATTATCCGAATTAGAGCGAACCTACGACGCAAAAGTGAACATTGTCATTGCGACCTATGGTTATGGCTCGACGGGAAGCCTGCCGATTGGTGGGGACGAAGGCGGTGGCGGCGGCAGTAAAGTGCCGCAATTCGCTCACGCGATGGGCGGTTACGAGTTAGCCGGTCAACCTTACCTTGTTGGCGAAGCGGGTCCAGAACTGTTTATCCCCGACACGAACGGGCGCGTCTATTCCAATTCGTCAAGCAGTGCAATGTTAGGCGGAGGCAATGGCGATCTGTTAGCAGCACTCGGAAGGTTGCCTACCGCGTCTGATATTGCGCTGGCGGTCAGAGACGCCTTGTTGATGGTGGGTGCATAATGAAATACGACTCGATAGCGTGCGAGTTTTACCTGAATGGCGGGTGGGTTGATCTGAACGCCTACCGACTTCAAGCGGCTGGTATCACTGGTTCGATGGGAATCCGAGGCTCGAACCCAATTGACAGAGTCGCTTCAACCGGACAACTCACGCTTGTTCTGCACAACGTGAATAATCTCTTTACTCCAGGTCACGCGAATTGTATGTCGGGATTCCAGTCGGGGATGAAATTCCGGCTGCGGTTGACCTACGAGGGGCGGACTCGCACCCGCTTTTATGGCGTTGTGCCGCCTAATGGTATCGAGATCGGCACAACACAATTTATGACGGTTACGCAGGTGAAGGTGCTCGACTATATGGAGCAGATGGCTATTCACCAACTCGACCTGCCGACCTATGCAACGAACAAGCGGTTAGAGCAGGTTGTCGCGCTTATTCTCGCAAATATGCCGATTCAACCGCTTTCTGTGTCGTATGGCACGGGGCGTTCTACCTTCAAAAGCGTGTTTGACACCTTGCGCGATAAAACACGGGCAATGCAGGAAGTCAGTAAAGCGACCCTATCCGAGTTGGGGTACGTCTATCTGAAACAAACAGCCGATTGCGATGAAGTACTGACAGTTGAAAATCGTGGCTTTCGTTCCGGCAAGGCGTTAGCGCAAGTAAGTGTTATCGACAGCACAACTGCTGATACCAGAATTACGCAAGCCGGTGACACACGAATTACGGAAGCCGGTGATGTGAGAGAAACACAAGCCGTATTTACTACGGTTGATGCGGTGTTTGACAACAACTACCGCGAAATCGAAGTAAAGCACGCCGAATCCTACTATAACCAGGTGGACTCAAAGGCGTATCCGCGCAAGATTGACACGAGCGATGTGGTGCTATTCTCGCTTGAG